GGTGCTTCGTTAGCAATATAAGGAGGGATTCCTTCTGGTAAGTCCCATTTGATTTTAGGGTCAAATGAACCTTTGATTATTCGTCTAAGACCTGGTGTATCGTGTTGTTTTAAAACTTCTACCTTTTTGGTCTTGTCTTTTGCATTATTAACTTTTGTCAATACTTCGTGGTATAACAATCTACCTGAGCCTCTAGTGGAGGCCATAGTTGTCATTGATTGTTTTGACATCAAGTTAGGATTTGCGTTTGCCATAATTTTCTCCATTTTTAAAAGTCACCAATGTTCTCCATTAAAGACTTCAATTTATTTTCAATAAAATAAGTCAACAACTTTGAACGGTCATTTAACTTATAGTTACGGTAACTATTTATAATCTCATTTTCTAGCATTCCTGGTATTTGCAACAAATCGACCAGTTTCTTATTTCTTTCAAAATTAGATTTTACTTCACCCTCTAAGTTTTGACCAGCCATAAACTCCTCTAGTCTTTTCTTAGTAATTGGTTTTTGTCTTTCACCTGTTACAAATACATCACCAGACGAAAGTATATTTGGTACACCGTCTGACCTATCACCAACGATAATATGTTCTAATAAAAATTGTTCTGGTACTAAACCTTCGCCTAAAAACTTTTTCTGTATAGGTGCATACTGTTCAACATTGGTAAATCTTTGTAATTGTATAAAGTCTTTGTCACCTGATACAATCATTATAGGTTCAGATTGATGATAATACTTGACCAACATAGCAATAATATCATCAGCTTCACACCGTTCAATATACATAACTGCATAAGGGAAGTTTTCTTTGATTTCATTTTTTATTTCCGTAATTATATTGAATATGTTTTCCCAATCAAAAGCTGAATCATCTCTACCTTTTCTACGGCTGTATTTGTAATTAGGAAATAAATCTCTACGCCACGGATTACCTGCATCTGCACATAATACCATAGTGCCGTACTTGTTTTTAAATTTTACATTAAACCCTCTTAATGAGTTGACCACCATATGTCGTATCATCTCTTTATTAGGTTTTACATCTGCTTGGCCTCTAGTTTGTACCATAAGGTTAGAGATTAATACTTGGTTTAAATCAACTAAAATCATTTTTTAGGAGTTTCCTTTTTCTTACCAAAAATTCTTTCATAGTTTTCGTCAAACTTTTTCTTATCTGTTGGTCTTTGTTTACTACCTTTTCCACCATCAACCATTTTTTGTCCACTCTTCCGTTACATCTACCACTTCAAGTTCACCGTGATATATGGTATAAAAATCATAAGGTTCACCAAAGGTATCTCTTATATAATCATAATAATCTTGTTCATACTTTTCTTCTAATTCTTCTTCACTAATACCTTTTACATTCATAAAGTAAAATGAACATTGGTCATCAACCTCTTGTTCTTCTACCATAGTATGGTCAAATTCAAACTCATTTCTATCGTCATTTGCATCACCAATAGTATCTGATAGTTCATCACCATCTTCTACTTTTAATATGCAATGGCCCCAACGATACATTTCTTCCGTTTGGAATGAAATATTTTTATCTTCATCTTTATATGTTTGATATTCATATATTGATTTTTTAAATTTTGGTGAAATTTTATAATACTTTGGCATTTTTTGTCCACATTCTGTCTAGTAGGTAATACCACCCACCATTAATTATAGGTTCAACTATTGCATCAACTCCAGCTAATGACCATTCTGCACCTGTAATTAATCTGTTGCAAGTCATTGCTATAAAAATGTGTCCAATAGTATAAACAGTAGCTCTACCTAAACTTGTTGTTCCAAGTTTTTTAAGTAAGTTAAAGATACCGTTTTTAAATTCTGTCATATACATTAGAAATGGTGGCGGATTTCTCCGCCACCAAATTAAAACTAGGCTGCGTAACCTTGTTTACCGAATAAAGCCGCTTGACCAGCTGCAATAACAGCTTTTGATGGTGCGCCAACTCTATATGAAACTCCTGCTGATGTTCTATTTTCATAAATCATCAAACCTTCGTTTCTTAACTTACCAATCATAGACGCTGGTGAAGTTAAATCAAACTTGCTTCTTAGAGTTTTCCAAGCAACAGATTGACCTGTGGATAAAAGGTTTCTTACCTTATCCGTTTTAGTTTGTTTAGTTCTAGCCATATCATTTTCTCCTTCTTTAGATTTAAATATAGACATAATATTTGATAACATAATTGTTACCGTCCTTTCTTAACTATTTTACAACCTGTTAAGGCGATTCCAGAGGAATTAGTTGTCATTTTCAGGTGGAGTATCTAAATCAAAGTCTGGAATAAACTCGATGCCACCCTCTTTAACTTCGTCTGTAATATCTGATATATTTTTAACAGACTTAGTTTTTGTATCATAGATTTTACTATAATCTATTCTAGCAATTTGTTCGCCTTTTGGCGAAATCTCTATTTGAACCGTTTTATCTACAATTTTTTGTACCACATGGTTCAAACCAAAATCTCTCTTAATCATACTTCTCATAGCATCAACTACATATGAAAAGTCTTGTGTAAAATGTAATGAATTAGTTTTCATAGCCAAATCTACACATTTTCTTAATAAATCTAATGCAATGTCGTCAACGGCAGACTCAACAAATTGTATCGTTTGCTGTTTTTCAACTTGTTTAGAAAACTTTTCATCCTTTTTACCAGTTTTGTCATTGTTAACAATACGGTTTTTAGGAAAAAGTATAATCTTACCATCTTCATTCACTAGATAATTTTCCCGTCAAATGTTACTTTACCACGATTGTGGAAATATTCTACTAATTGATTATAACCACCTATCAATTCACCATCAATTTTAATTTGAGGCATAGTTCTAACTTGTTTACCTACAGCCTCGTATAGTTCTTCAGGCGTTTTAAAATCAACGCCAAAAGTTTTTTCTTCAAATGGTAGACCAAGGCCTTTAACTAAGGCCTTTGCCTTTACACAGTAAGTACAATTTGGTTTACTGAATATCTGTATTTCCATTGTCATTCTTTTTTTCACTTGTTAAACTATCCCATTTCAACTCAGCTTTAGACCTAAGATTATAGGCATCTACAGCTTGTTCAATTGTGAAGTTATACATTTTATTATATTCACCTAATGGAAGTCTAAGACCAATCCAAGCTCTGTAATAGTTATTCTTTGTTAAAGTAACATCCTGAGCAAAGATTTCATAACCTCTTACTGGTGTATTTTTAATTTGATTTACAATTGTAGATTCTACTTCACTTACAACTGTCTTAGTATTTGATTTACCAATTTCAGTTACATATTGTTTAGAGTCTTTATTCATTTTACCCATAACAATATCTGCAAGTTCAGCTTTTGCAATCATTTTTGCTTTCTCAATTGCAAGATTCAAGTCTGGCGATACTGCTGTACCTACACCGTAAATACAAAGTTTATCTTTGTCTTTACCAAAGTACGAAGCATCACAAGCCTTCGTTTCAGAAAAGTCTGCCATATACCATTTTGGTACTTGGTTCATCACTTTTCCACTTTCTGACTTAATATTATAAGTCGAGCTACAAGCACCCAGCGTTAATGCCATTGCACCTACAGCTAATATTTTTAATTTATTGTTCATTATTTTGCACTCTCCTTTATATAATACAATACTTCTTGCGATTTGTCAAGCGCCAGTTGAACATAGTTCAAAGCTTCATCGCTTGTAATACCAGTAAATATTACTACAAGTAGTGCTACAATGATAATATTCTTTATCATATTATTTCACCTCCCATTCGCCGTTAATTTTAAGACACGCTTTACCGAATGATTTAAAGGCGTGCTCTGGTCGACTATAGTATCGACAATATTCTGGAGCAGACACATCTGTATAATAGAATTGAGCAAACAGTTCCCAATAACTAGGACCGTCAAACCTTTTTCTACCATCTGCACACTCCAAAATTTCTTCTTTCACAATTTCATTATCATCTGTTTCTTTGATAATGATTTTTACATAACAAAATTGGCCATTAACTTCGTCTGGATTAATAGGTCTAATTTTTGTATATTCATTTGCTACAGCTATTCCTGTCATTAATAAGAATAAAATAAGAACAAATGTCCAAGTAAGATATTTTCTAATTTTTTGATATTGAAACGGATCCATTATCTAGTAATTCCTATTAAAATTGTTCCCAAGTATAGTACAGTTATGATTACAATGTACCAAAACATACTATCCCTTAAATGACTATTCTTTTTCAATTTAAACATAATTTCGTAACTTTTTGATACTATCCTCTATATCATATATCTTTCCGTCTATAATGTCAAGCCTCTCCTGACTTACCACTAAATCTTTTGATTCCTCTAGCTCTTTTATCTCATCTTCTAAGTTTTTTATCTTATGTTCTACTTCTGTTCTTGTCATATTACCTCGCTGTTTCTGGACTTTCTATCCATTTGCCGTCTGGCAACTGACAGGCTGTCCCAAATACCATTTTTCTTTGTACACCACCAATACCAATCAACGGCCATTGATTTGTTATATCAATAGTTGCGTCATAGTCTTTACACTTGATTGGACCTTTTACATACGACCTGTATGTTTTGATGATACCTGAATTGCCAGTATCAGAATTATACCAATTTGTATAACTAGACCCAGCAGGACCATTGTTTAAATGGTCTACGAATACTGCATTATGTACATCATAATCTGACCTGTACATCACATTTGCACCGATAAATGCACCACCCATAGTACACAATGCTATAGCGGCCGGTTCTGTAGTATATTGAGCACAACTAGCCGCTGTAGTTGAACCACCTAATACAGCTCCAACTTGACTTCTATTTGTACTGCAACCACTAACAATTATCGTCAGCAATATCAGTATCGTCAATTTTTGCATATTTACCTTTGTCTTTTGATATAACTAAACAATCACTTTGTATTTGTTGTATCAAATTATCAATTTCAACTGTAGCTGCCTTGTTGGCTCCGTATTTCATTTCACGGAGCCTATCGGCATCTTTTTTTATACTATCAATTTTATCGCAAAATTCACTAATCTTGTGATACATAGTTTTTTACCTTATTAAATAAAGTTTGTATTTGTAATTTATTATTAGCAAGTTGGTCTTTACCTTGTTGCCAATTTACTTGTTGAAAAGTAACTATTTCATTCCACTCATTCTGCAACCAATTAGTTACTTTATTTTCTTCTGCTTTGGCAACTGACCATGCT